AACTCCTCAAGCGAGCGACCACGTCGAGGGTGCGAGGACAGCGACAGAATCAAATCAGAAATGCTTGGGTCGGGACTTGGCAAGACTAGATGGCCTGCCCGCCCAGGAGAAGAGCAGTACGAGTGGGAAGAACCACGGGTCACCGAAGCTCAATCCGAATTGGGTGGAGCAACTAATGGGACTCAGCACAGGGTGGACAGACTTAGGCTCTTGGGGAATGGAGTTGTCCCACAAACAGCAGAACTAGCATGGAAGACTTTATGGAAGGAAATGAATGCCATGTGCCATACGAGGAAGTCCAAAAAGCATGGTTAAGATTTTGGAACAAGAACGAACTTGCAATCAATTCATATGGCAAGGTTTACCGCACAAAAGTTCCCAGGCAAATGCCGGACAGAATAGATGATTTTAGAAATTATGCCAAAAGAAGTAAGACAATGTACCCACGAGTTTAAGAACCTGATTCATCGCTGGTCAGAGGAATCTGACATGGAGGATGACACTATTGTTGAATGCATGGTTTGCGCAGCAAGGGAGTATTACAAGGAAGATGTAATCGATTTTAAATGTGATATGGACTTAGAGGAGGAAGAAGAATGAATTTATATGCACCCACGGGGAAGAAGATTGAGAATTGGCCATTATGGGTTAGGCGACTAACGGATGAAAATATGGTCTTAAAGCGTAGAGTAATCGAGCTTGAGAAGCAGTTAATGGAAGAGCAGGCAAAGGTATGAAGTGGATAGATGGGGATGATGATTGGGTAGTTGACCAACAGAAGTTATGGGCAAGAAAAGCCCCATTTGGATGGCAGAGATGTTGGAAGTGTGGGTCACAATGGAAACAGTTTTTTGAATCAACCTGCACATGCAATGAATGAAAGTACCCAAGGGCTACAATCCGATCTTTTGGAGAAAATACGGACGAGCGATATCCGAATCCGTTGCCGAATTACCGAGGTGCGACTTGAAAAAGCTAGGGCCACCACCCTTGCAATTAAGCCAAGAGACATTGGAACGGATCAGGAAGGCTGGCAAATTGGTGAAAAGGAAATCCCGTGCAACACGCTCGAAGAAGCGATGATCGTAGGGATTGAGATATTAAATCGTGGGTAAAATAACCTATGCTGACGAGATTAACGCACGCTTTGGCGTGCCTTGGACTGATGATTTTAAGTATGTAAAGGGCGAGTTAAAGTGTGCATTAACGGATGATGAGATAGACAGACTAACTGTACAAGATCCTGTACGTGCAGAAACACTTACACGCTTGCTTTTGGATCAACCAACAAGCGAGAAAGAAGATCCAATCGAATGGGGATGGACATTACCTGGTTGGCGCAGAGTGATGGAGAATTGGGACTCCACAAAAATACATATTATTTTGGGCGGTAATCGGAGTTCAAAAACAACTTTCGCGTCTCGTATGCTTGTGCATTTAGCACAGGCAATACCAGAAGCAGAGATTCGATCCATGCATGTTTCAGAAGAGCGCAGCGTAAGTGATAGCCAAAGATACATATGGGAAAATCTTCCAGCACGGTATAAACGGAGTAAGAAGAAGGGTGCGAATCATAGCTTACAATATACACAGAAGAATGGATTCAATGCAGGCAAAGCAATCTTACCACCCACAGACCCTGACGCAGAACGTGGTAGTACAATATACTTTAATAATTATCGGCAGTATATGGCAGATCCGCAAATCTTTGAGGGCTGGTCTGCACATTGCATTCACATGGATGAGGAAGCACCGCAAAATGTATTTGAAACATTGGTAGGTGGTAGAACAGTTGACTATCATGGTAGGGTCATGCTGACCTTTACAACTTTGCAGGGATGGACACCTCTGATTAATAGTTTACTCAAAGGTGCAGAGACTGTGGAGTCTAAGTATAGTGAGTTATTGGGCAGGGAGTTACCTATTGAACAGGTATCGATGAATTGGCCAGACTGTAGAATTTATTACTTTTGGTCTGAAATGAGTCCCTTTGTTGACTATAAAGAACTAGTACGGACATACAGTAAGCAACCACAGGAAGTAAAACTTGCTCGATTATATGGCATACCAAGTAAGAGTTTTGAAGGTAAGTTTCCAAAATTCCAGCGTGAAACAAATGTAATAGAACATAGTAAGATACCATTCATTGCTGACCCAACCGTTCAATGTACTCGTTACTTTATATGCGATCCGGGTGGTAGTAAACCTTGGGTTGGATTATGGGCAGCAGTTACAGATGATGGTAAGATTTATGTATATCGCGAGTTCCCAGACAGCACAATGGGTGCATGGGCAATACCCCATGTGAATGGTGCTGGTAAAGCAGTTGGTAAAGCTGGCCCAGGACAAAGACCTCTGGGTTGGGGATATGCAGATTATAAAGATTACTTTGAATCTCAGGAAGTGGGTGAGGATATATTTGAGCGAATAGTTGACCCAAGAATGGGTGCAGCCACAGTACGCACAAAAGAGGGTGAGAGTAATATAATTAACACCATGAGTAACATGGGATTTGTATTTCGTGCCGCACCAGGTGTGTCTATTGACTCAGGTATTGCCAAGATCAATGATGCACTATCATGGGATGACACAGAACCTATGACTGAGGAAAATTGCCCACAACTTTACTTTTCTGATCAATGCGAGAATACAATATCATCTATGCTTGAATATGCAGGAGAGAGTAAGAGTGATTACTTCTCTGACCAAATTGACTGCCTTCGATATTTATTTGTAAGTGGTGCGGAACATATCACACATCGTGACATCCAGGTCACAGGTGGTGGTGGTTATTGATTGACTACATTAGGTGTATAATGTAGTTTTATGCTACACATGCTCTCTGCCAGCGATCCAGAATTATTATATGTCTCCAAAGAGCCTGACATTGCTTACCTTGCAGAAGCCTACAAGCGCACGCAAAGTGATTTAGGTGAATGGTTAGATCGTAGGCAAAGAGATTATGATACCCGCCATTGTTTATGGTCAGGTAAATCAGATGATTTTAAGAAGCATGCATCCATTAATCAGACGGGTGAAGTGTTCCCTTGGGAGGGAGCAAGTGACCAAGAGGTAAGATTAGTAGATGATGCGATATCTTGCAGAGTGGCAATGTCCATGAATGCAATAAGACGTGCGCACATTGTTGCCACACCTGTTGAATCCAATGATGTTGAGCGTGCCAATGTGGTAAGTATGTTCCTACGCTGGTTGATTAACACTAAGATGGATGAGTTTTATCCTGAGATTGAGTTGGGACTGAATCATTTATTTGAGAAGGGCATGATGGTTCATTACTGCTGGTACGAGAATCAGGAGTTAAAGCAACAACAGACCATTAAGTTAGACCAAGTTGCCCAAGTATTACCACAAGTTGCCGGAGCAATACAGGACGGTAGTATGGATGAAGAACTCACAGAAGTTCTAAAATCTCAGTTTGATATTGGGAAGTCCAAAGCTCGTGCAATGTTGCGCGAGTTACGCAAGGACGGAGAAACCACAATACCTGTTACCCGCCAAGTGGTAAGCAGACCAAAGATTCGTGCGCTTGCACCTGACGAGGATGTATTTTGGCCGTCCTATGCAATGAATCCACAGGAAGCACCCTATGTATTTCATGCAGTCAGTATGACCCCAGAACAATTAAGGGCTAAAATTAGTACTGAAAAGTGGTCAGAAGAGTTTGTGGATGCAGCAATTGAACTTGCCGGAAAGGGTGAGGACAATGATGAGAATTTATATCAGCTAAGAGAGAATGATGAGTTTACTAGAGACAATGAAAATAGTCTTATTAGAATAGTGTACTGTTATCAAAGACTCTTGGATGAAGATAATATACCTGGTATTTACTGTACAATCCTGCACCCTAATATTTCGGATCTGTATGCCAAACATCAATTACTTGATTATGCACATGGGCAGTATCCATTTGTGGTCACTCAGATAGAGAGAACATCTAAGAAACTTTATTCTGCACGTTCAGTACCTGAGAGGTTGGAAAGTTTACAACAAGTATTAAAAGCAGAAACAGACGCTGGCATTGACTCGCAATCATTGGCAACTTTACCACCTATCGAATTTCCAATGGGTAGATCCCCTGCTAGATTTGGCCCTGGTGTAAAGATTCCATATCGCACCCCTGGTGAAGTAAAATTTGCAGACACACCTCGTGGGTCAGTATCTAATGTCGAGTTGCGAAGATATATAGAAGAACAGGCAAACAAACTGCTTGGACGCAATGCACCAGGTGTAGATCCTGTCGAGGCACAGATGAAACAACAAGAGATCGTGGATAAAGTATTCCACCATCTCAAATATGTACTCGATCAAGTATATTCCCTTTATCAGCAGTATGGCCCAGATGCAGAATACTTTCGTGTTACAGGCATGCAAGACATGCAGAAGTATGCCAAGGGTAATCCAAACGAGCGGTTTGATTTCTACATGCAGTTTGATGTGGCAACTCAAGATCCAGAGCAAATGCTTGAGCGTGTAAAAGCAATCGCACAACTTGGCGCACAACTAGACAGAAATGGCACGCTAGATACTGAAAGACTTTTACAGATTGCAGTTGGA